AAATCCATCCAAACCGGACATGATTCGCTGCCTGATCTCCTTCCCTTTAGCCACTGCTTTGTCCTTACTGGCTCCAGCCGTGAGACCTAGCTTCAGGTTTCCCCCGCCATAAATTAGGCAGTAAGTTACCCCCTTGCCTGTCTTACGGTCTGTTCCATAAATGTTGGCTAGAGCTGTGTGGATGTCGCCTTCGACGACTTCCTTTCCAAATTTGCCACCATCCATCCGAGCAAGGTAATGGGCAAGACAGCGCAGCTCCAAGCCAGAAGCATCAGCGCCAACTTGCACCCTATCCGCGCCTGGATGGAAAAGTTCTCGGTATTCATGTTCAGATGGCACCTGGGCAAGGTTTGGATTCATATGAGCCTGGCGGCCCGTGTTGCAGTTCAGCATGCAACTGTGATGGATTCGACCATCCCGCTCAACCTTCTTAAGCCAAGAGGTTTTCCCTTCGCTGATCTGCCCCAGGTGTTTCTGGAGTGTCAGAATCCGAGCAAACTTTCTGGATTCATCGGTGTCGAGCTCGAGCAGGATGTCCTCATCAATCTTGGGGATGCCTGTCTCTGTGCGTTCGATGGGCTCCCACCCACGAAACATTTGAAAGGCCTGGGCGATGTGCTGGCGGCTGGTGGGATTAAACTCCTTAAGTCGGGTAAACCTCTTACCCTTCACATACCCCCTGGATCTGTTGTTTACAGCTGGAATGAACTCGCCACCATCCACATAAGGAAATGTGGCTCGCATCTCGTCTGAGAGCTGTTCAAGTTCACTCTGCAGCTTCCATGTCAACTGCTCTGCCTTCTTGGTGTCAAACGGGAAACCCTCCCGCTCTTGCCAAGCCATCAGCTTTGCCAGCTTGTGCTCGGTCTCAATGCTGTCAGAGTACTTATGCATATTTCGCATAAACACCTTGATCAGTGCTGCTGATACCTCTACGTCTTGCACGCAGTATTCGAGCATCTCAGGTGTGTACGTCTTCCAATCCCCATCCAGCTGCTTGCCATACTGAGATTTGTAGACACCTAACCGGTATCCCCAGGACTCTAGAGAATGCCTTCCATACAGCTGTGCTGGCATGTTGGGCGGTCTAGCCTTCTTGTCCCTCTCGAACATATTTATCATGAATAGTCGAGACAGGATCAGCGTGTCGTAGATCTGACCAGCAGGCTCAAAGAATGGGTAGACCTCGCGGATAAACTCGCAATCAAACCCAATGACATTGTGTCCCCACAGCTCGTCAGCTTCCGCCAAATAGTTAAGACCTGTTGTTAGGGTTTCATGCAATCCGCTGTCGTCATACCGACACACCTCTCCAGTATCTAAATCTTGGGTGACAAGACAGTGGACAGCGGGTTTTTCTTGACGAAGTAAGCCATTGGTCTCGATGTCAAAGACAAGTCTTGCCATCAGTTTGCCAGTGCAGTAAGGGCTTCAAACCACCACCTTTGGGTCAGTATCGAGCTGCCAACTTTGCGTGAAAGCTCATTGTTGTCTTTATCCATGATCAGAACAGTTGGATACAGCTTGAGCTCATATGCAGCCACCAGTGAAGGGACATTTTCTTTAAACATCACCTTTACGTATGACTCATACTGTGGATACTGATCCAACACTTGACGTAATTCTCTGGATGCCAATTTGCAGGGCTCACATCCTTTCTTTTTGAAGAAGACAAGACGAGCTGGTTTAGAAGTCGTCATAAGCTGTGGTTGCGGTGAATAGTTGTGTGGATTCAGTTAGACGCCCAGTCTTAAGGTCATAAACCAAAGTTCCAGCGGTTCCTGTTTGACCATTGAATCTGTTCTTCAACACCTTCATCTCACTAAAGCTGTCGCCAGATGTGATGTTCCGTTGAATGCAGACCACGATGTCACTCAGCTGTGCAATTGAGTGTGATCCTCTCAAATGCCCCAATGACACGTCGGCACCATCTTCATGGCCCTTGTCGTTTGTGGGACGCCGTAGATGGCTGATCAGAACCATCCCGATCTTTGTTTCTTCAACAAAAGATCTAAGTTTGGTCATCGTCAAATCCAGCATTCGACGCTCGTCATTTGATGCATTGCCGGACAGCAAAATCGATAAGTGATCGAGGATGATCCATTGCACTCCCTTGGCTTTCACCATGAAGCGAATGTCATTGAGGATCACATCAGGATCAACGCTCCCAAAGCCATCTCGTAAATAGACACGGCCGCTACCAACAGAATGATCGAAAGCATTACGGAGATCATTAGGGTCAATTTCATTTGACAGGTGAAGAGGTTTGTTTGCTTTGACCGTCATCAAGCGCAGAGCCGTCCGCTTCACGCTTTCTTCCAGGGCGATGTAACCAACAGAGAACTGCTGGTCAACGAGAGACATTGCAATCTCTCCACACAGGGTGCTTTTGCCCGTTCCAGAGCCAGCGGTGATAGTCACCAGCTCGCCTAGCCTTAAACCAGAAGTGAGGTGGTTCAACCCCGGATAGGGGTAGTCGGCGTCCTTACCTTGCAGAGGTGAGCTGACCAGATCAAAGAGATCCTTGCCATCGATGATGGCCTGTGGCATGTAGGCCTTGCGGTTGAAGTATGCCTGCCTGATGGCGTCACCATCTCCAGCCACCAGGGCTTCAGATGCATCCTTGTAGTTGCCTAGAGCCGCAATGAAAACGCGATCTGCCGGAAAGAGTGCTGCACATTCGGCCGTAGCCTTCTGCCCAGCTTCATCCTGGTCAAGCATCAAGACGATTTCATCGAAGCCTAGAAGCCACTTGAGTTGATGCTTCAGGTCCTTGGCCGCAGCATTGGCCCCGTTTGGTACGGAGACCACTGGCCAGTTGGGGCGTACCTGCCAGACGCTCAGGCAGTCCATTTCCCCTTCAGTTATGACAATTGTCTTGCCAGAACCAAAGAGTTGCTGTCCAAACAGTTGGTGGTCAGTATTGGAGCCAACCCATCGAAACGATTTGTCTTTGCCGCGCTCCTTGTACCCAATTAAAACTTTGTTTTCGTCGTAGTAGGGAAAGCGGACGGCATTGCCAGGGTCGATACGGACGTTGAACTTTTTACAAGTCTCCTCGAAGAGCTTGCGGTTTTTAATTGGTCCAAATTCACCTTCGTATTTCACGATGCGATGCGGCTTGTTAGAAGGAAGGGACTGCCCATCCCCGCGCTCGTAGTGCCCACATGAAAAACAGTAGGCACCACCGTCGGAATACCGAGCTAGAGCGTCAGAGGATGAGCAGTTTGGACAGGGTTCATGCCGAATAAACTCCGCTCCGTCAAAGGAGGAAATCATCAGCAAGCTCGATGTAATCCCGCATCACATCAATGATATGAGCGAAGGGATAACCCTCTTGCTCAAACTGCTCAACGAGCTGATCGATGCGCTGAAACAGGATGTTTTTAGAGTCTTCAGTCATTAGCGGTCAGTTCCTTGGCAATGGCAGCTAGCTCGATTGCAAAGTCCTCATATCGAGTAGCAGCAGCATCGTGGTAGTTGATCCAACTGGTGATGGCATCAGTAAGGCCGGCCAAGACATTTGCCTTGCCTGTGTTGTCATCGCCAACATCGCAGAGGACATCAGAAAACTGTTCTGAGTAATACTCAACGGTGCCGTATTCAGGTGCGTTAATGCGGGTCATGAGAGCCAGGTGGTTGGAATGTCGGGAAAAATGCACCAAGGGAACCCGTGCTTATTGCACCAGTCCCCGTAAGTGGTTTTGCTTGTTTTAGTAAGAGTGTTATTACGCTGGAATATGAAACGTATATCTAAGTGCGAATGTTGAGCCTTAACAGCCAGCATCTTCCTCCGATCAGAGGGTTTAAAAAATCCCTTGCATTCGAGAATGATGTCGTTCTTGAGGAAGAAATCTGGCGTGTACTTTGACTCAGTTACATACGCGAACTTCTGTGCCTCATACAAATAAGGCACGTTCTCTCTATCGAAGTATTTAGAAACACGCTCCTCCAGGCCGGAGCGCAGATTCACTAGAAGTCGTAGTCGCCGGTTTCAGGTTCAGGTTGAGCCTCAGCTGCCCGCACTTGAGGGGCCGACGCCTTGTAGCCAGCAACGGGAGAGGCAGCAAACAGCTCCTTTACGTCATCGACACTCAGGTCGCCTGAGTCCACCGCCTTGCCGACGTTGAGCTCGAGGACCTGGGCGCCCAAGACGATCAGCTTTGTGCCAATTTTGTCGGCGTAGGGGTTCGGTTTTTGTTGAACGATTAGCCGAACCTTGGTGCCCTCACGGACCGAGCGAAGCACCTCCTTGTCGAGGGGACTGCCTTCGGTATCCACCCAAACCACAGCAGGGTTGGGGTTCTTTGAGTCGGGCTGTTGGTACTGATACCTCACTGTGGTGCCATTGGCCCACGGGAGATCACGCACTTTGTCTGCTTTAGGCAGCTTGGTTCGGCACCAGGCAAGCAGCTCCTCCCGATCAGACTCCATCTCTTTGATGGTGTCCTCTGGGACGGAGTACTCAAAGGTGCAGCCGTACTGGTTTGGCTCATCAACACGGATGTAGCCAGACAGGGTGCTGTTGAAGATGTAGCGGTTAGCCATGTTGTAGTAGGTCAGCAATAGCATTGGTGGTTAGCGGCCTTGGCCTCGGTAGGCCTTGTGTCCTTTTCTGGGAAGGGAATTCCTGCCCGCACCTTGATGCGTTGACTTTGGGGGTCCGGGTGCCCAGACAACTCTTGCGACGCTCTTAGTTGTCGTCTTCTTCTTCTTCATAGAAAGGCGACTTGAAACGTGTCGGGCTTGGGTAGAACGTCGGGATATTCATGAGGTCCTCCTCCAGCTGGTCAATAGCCATGAGTAAGTCCTCCTTTGTGTACGTTCCAGGTACGAGATTTCTCATAGGTCAAACGTGCGGTGCATGATCAACCAGTCCTCGTACTCTTGATTGCTTTTTATGGTTCCCTGCTCCCAGTCATCCAGCTCCGGCTTCAGTCCGTCGCCGAATGCGAGGAAATTGCTGTACGCCTCGGCGTCGAGAGCGTCGATTTCCTCTTGCATTAGTTCCGATGAGTACATGTTTGGCTTAGTGGTAACGACGAGAAGCCAGTAAAAAAGGGGCCTTTCGGCCCCCTGTCACTGCTGGTTTTGTTGAGTGGGATCAGCCCTCAGAAGAACCTGAAACTAGCGCGTCTACCAATTCCGCCACATCCGCAGTGGCATCTCGGGTTTGCCCGAGCGGCCCATGGAACGTAGCAGACCGGCGAACCGACCCGAAATCGGGAACCGGTAGTCGCGTTAGAGCAGCTCTCAGAGGGAACTAATCGCGCTCTTGCAGGCCTCATCTGTGGCCTTTACATAACGTAACGATGTCTCCACATCGGCATGCCCCATCAGCTCCATGATCGTGCGGGGGTGGGTGGTCTCCCCCAGCCAGGTCCCAAAGCTGTGGCGCAGGCTGTGCCAGACGTAGTCCTCCCCGTACCCGCAGAAATCTCGAACCTTCTTGAACGCTCGGTAGAGCTGATCTTTGTTAGACCAGTCGCCTTGAAACAAGTACGTCTGTTCTAAGCGGTCCTTGAGAATTGGGTAGATCGAGGGGTGGAGCGGGATCGGTCGAACGTTGCGACCCTTGGTCTCTCGGCCAGGCTTTCCCCCAACCCAAAGGACGTTCTGATTGAAGTCAACGTCCTCTGCCTTGAGCTTGAGCAGCTCGCCCTGACGAACACCTGTGTAGGCGCTGATCACAAGGGCATCGGCCAGGTCCTTGCGGTCGAACACGTCAACCGAGACGAAAGCCATGCGGGCGACTTGATCTTTGGTGAAGTAGGTGAGCCGGTGTTGGCCCTCTTTTAACCGATCAACGTTTGGCCAAGTGACATTGTGTTCCTCGGCTTTCAACGTCCATTTGATGGCCGTCGAACCAACGGAGATAATCCTGTTAATCGTTGCGTTTGAGAGGCGTTGGTCTTGAAGCTCTGAGACAAATTCATGCCACCAAGCAACCTTTCCCATTCTGTTAAGTGGGAGCGAGCGGCCACTGTATTTGGTGATGTGGCCTGCATTGATGGCGTTTGTCTTTGCTGATGGCAGGCGCTTCCACTTGGTTTTCCAGGTGTAGTCGTATGCCTGACCCCAGGTGTAGGTGGTCATGATTAGTCCTCCGCTGTGATGAAGTCACGAGCTGTGGCCTCAAAGTTGGCAATGCTCATTGACATGTGCTGTTCGATGAGGTTGACAAACTGCTGACCCTTTGGCGTAAGGAAGCAGCGGTACTTTTTGTAATCAGCTGCATCTCTTTCACGTCGAACAAGCTTGAGGCCTGCTCGGTGCTCAAGACGGTGGTGACTGCCCAGCCAGCTGATGTTTCGGCTGACGGACGACGCAGACAGTTTTGTGAAACTGCATACCTCTTCCTGAAGGCAACCATCATGGCTGGCGATGTAGAAGAAACATGAAGCCAGCTGCAGGGGAAACTCCTTCTCGCCCGTAGAGCGGAGGATCTCCATAATCAGGTAGAGCCGGTAGCAGGCCTCAGAGGTCAGCTTCATGGCGTGCTCGAGGCTTGTGTCCGCGAGCATAGCCACTGGCCGGGAGAGAGAGCCAGTAGGGGTGCGTACCATTGGTGGTGTTTGTTACTACCAATTAACAACCCCAAACCTAGTTCCCTTAGTGGGATCGTGTCAATGGGTAATTACCGAAGTCAATCTCCCACTGCCAGCATTCCTCCAAATAGTCCCCAACCTGGGCCAGGGCTCGTGCTTTCTCGTTTTCGCGCTTGTCCACGTAGCAGTGGATGCGCTCGACCAAGGTCATGTTTTCGTGTTCTACAAACATGATGCGGTTAGTCAGATTGGTCAAGTGTAATCAACAAAAGAAATACACACTGTTACGACAGTGAGCAAGGTCAAGGTCGCCGATGATCATTCCTTCAGGTATCACCGCACCTAAGATTTCAGCAAGCTGAATCAAAGGTTTAGTTTCGTAGATCTTGATAAACTCATCCCTGATCACCTCAGACATGTAGTCCATGTCCGATGCTGACGTAAGGATTGAATCATGGATCAACATGAAGGGCTGGTCATAACCAGCAAAGCTGTTGTGCAGTAAGGCAGCATCAGCCGAGTGAATGTAATTGGGAGCAGTTGCATGACAGTGCTTGGTCAAGTCAGCATCACCGAAACCATTTCCAACACTGCTGGTGATCACGTCCCCTAACAGGTGGGTTTTGACCCGTGTCATGTTGAGCTTGCGCTTGTCTTGACGGACAGGGAACCCAGACGGTGACACCCAAGACAGTGTCTCGTTGCCGTTTAAGATGTACTGCTTGACAGTGGTTTTAATCCACTCCATCACAGCAATGGGGCCAGGAATTACCTGGGCCAAGGCCTCGAGCATTGTTCTTGTGAAGATCGACAGCTCCTCGGCTGTTGGCTTGCGGTTGCGGCCCGTCTCCCGTTCGTGATTAAGGATTGCTTTGCGGATGTACCCACGGTTGGAGTGGGGTGTTGCCGAATAGCAGATGGTCATCGTGACCCTTTTTGCAAGCGGCCGTCCGACCTCTGTTGCCCATTGGGCGAGATCGGGATGCTGCTTTTGCAGAAGCTCGATGGTTTTGTTCAGAACTGCCCGGTAGGCATCAGCCGGTGCTGGTGTCGGTGACACGTTGACCATTGCCCCTGATTTGGCGTCAAGGGTCATGGCCGCTAGGTGCTGCAGACCGCTGCACGTCGCATCAGTGGCGACAGGGAGGTTTGTCGTGGTTTTTTCACCAGTGATCACGCAGGCGTAGTACTCAGCACAAGCGGCTAAGCCACACCACGGCTCGTCAAACCCCTCCAGATCAGCAAGGTGATCCTCAGGGTTGGTAGCTATTGCGGTGATGAGGTCATGATTGGCCTCAGTCCATGCCACACGGTCCTCAAGGCTGAGCTTGTCCTTGCCAGCTGTATTAGCTACATGGACACCCAGCCAGAACACGGCGCGGCTTGTTAGAGGCCTGTCCTCGGCAAACAGGTACAGACTTTTCTCCATGTCTGTGCCTTGCGGCGACATGAAGCTGACCAATGGGTAGCAGCGCCCTCGGTAGTCAAACGACCACGGGACGTAGAGCTTTGGTTCAGTGCAGAACATGTCTGCTATGGAGAGGGTCTCAAGGGTGCGGTATCGCCTACCACCGAGGGAGGCGTTCCTGTTTTCTTGGTCGACTCGTGCCTTTCTCCAATCAAACAACACCTCCTTGTCTTCCGTTTCCGGTTTGGGAAGGGGTAGTTCGTTGGCTTGCAGCACGAACGAGCCGAGGGTCAGTTCCATCCGTTCGAGATGCTTCATCATCCGGTGTGTGACCGGATTGACCTTGTACGCCACGGCTTGCAGCGTGTTGAGCATATCGAGCGGGGTATTCCCCATCGTAAGTGTCGACCTTTGGCCCCGAATCAGCGAGAACCGTTGCCGCAACTCGTTTGTCAGGTAGCCGCCCCGGTAGTTTTTTGCCCAATCAGCAGGTTCACAAACCATTGGCCAGGTGAGCGGAGCCTGGAGCTCGGCCAGCTCCATGATGAGGCCACGCAAATCCGTGAGCTCAGGGCTCATCACTACGAGACGTAGTGCATTTTTCTTGTTTTTCTGGTTGCTAACTTTGATTTCAAACCACTTGACCGTTGAGGCGATGCAGTCCAACAGGCAAGCACCAACTTGGTGGCGTTTGGGCTGAGACCATGCATCCCACTTGAATCCACGTCGATTCATCAGGACTTTGGAGACGGTCTCCTTCTGTCTGGTGCCTGTGGTTGGTAGAAAGTACTTCGCCCTGACGGCTTTGAATTCATCAGGCGCAACCTTCTCGTACCACCTGAAGCGAGCCTCCGCTTCGATGGCATTGCCAATGCTTACGCACACGTTGGTGTACGTGTTGCGGTGGCATCCCTTTTCGTCACGACCCCTGGCGATCAGGTCCAGGACCCGCTTGGCCGCAATAGCTGCCATGACTTCGGGTTCAACACACTGCAATACCTCATGCAGCTGGGCACCACCCATGTAGGCCTTGCCTTTACTCAAGGCTTGCTGCTTTGTTGTGATCAGCTTGGCGATGTCGGCTACCTGCTGGTTGACCAGCTTTCTGCCCCACACCGTGCCTGATGCGTATTCACGTTGTTCGTCGTGAGCTGTGCGTCGGCGCAGCCGTTCAGCACCCCGCTTTGCAGCAAGGGCCTCGAGCTCCCACTGACGTGCCCACGAGCTGAGATGCTCGTGCGTCATTTTCTTTAGTGGGATGGGTTACCAATCAAAATCTTCATGCCGTAATCGATCAATTCTTTTGAGTCGTGTAACGTCGTCATGAATATGCTGCACCATTTCAACGGCTTGAGACCTTGCGTGGTCTTCGTCGTAGGCGTAGCAACAATAAATGTATCGGTCCCAGTGCTCGTCACAATAATGAACCTCGAAGGGAAACAGCTCCCTCGTAACGGGAACTGAAACTCGCTTTGGCGGTGTCGAGATCATGGGTGTCCTCCACAAGAATGATAGATCAAAGACGTGAGTAGTACCATTGTACCACTTGAGGTTCCGGCAGGTCAAGCAAGCCATTGAGCAGCTCGTCGTAGTGCTCGAGATTTTCTGCATCAAGTCGGGCAAGTTCACGCGCCATTTCAAGGGGTGAGGGATCAGGCTGATCTTCTTGCCACCAGGCAGGCCACAGCCAACCAACAACAGGACTAAGCATTAGTACTGTACCCCCTTATTTTCATAAGTGTGCAAACATTCCCTAAAAATGTTTGTAGCTTGTTTTCGGGTGAGCATGCCATCATTAACCGCAACCACCAGCCTGGGCGCTATGGCAAGGCATATCGCAGGCATAGGCTTTCGTGGCGGATCAACACACAAGGAGTGGGTGCATGGAACGGCAAGCGATGCAGTGGCGATTAGTGCAAACATGGTGGGGCGTTGAGGCTTGTTAGAATTGGGGCTGTGCTGTGTGCAAATGAAAAGGCCCTAGCGGATTGCCAGGGCCAGGATTGTTGAACAGAATAGGCCTAAAGAAAGGAGGCCTAGGTATTTAGTCTGTTGACGTAATACCCAGACCTCGAACAATGCATTCTTGGTATTCACAAATTAAATTGCACGGAATACAAGCCAATTACTTCCACCAATGTGATGCAAACGGTATCCGTCCCCTCGGACTAGTTCGTGCCAAGCGTCGCCCCAATCAATACAGGTAAGGGGCCAGTCCGGGAAGTGTTCCATTCCTAGTTCGATGGCTAGGTCTTGTGCATAGTGCATGCCGGCGATTTCGTGGTTGAAGCCT